AAAGGCAAAATAGTGACAGGTAAAAATTTATACAGAAATTAACTATTTGCACTTGAGTGGGGAGTCGGCCACCCATTATATACATTCCCAACCGCCGACTCGCGCACCTTCAGGCAGTGCTAATCTGCTCGAAATCTACTTCACCAGCAGAGATCAAGCGGATCGCATCACTCAAAGATTTAATTTGCGACGTGTCAGCTCGTGAGCGACTAACCAAACCCCCGTCAATGGATTCCATAATGGCCTCCAACTTCTCTGGTTGGCGACTCCACGAACGGTCTAACGCAAGCCCAACAACAGATGCAACAACCCTGTCGGGTTGGTTCCTGAGAATTGAGCTGAACATGTTATTGATGTTTTCATGGAGGTTGGCGTCGTCAGAGAAGTAATCTGAGGGTTTAGACAAAAAGTTGACTACGGATTTAACCAAATTGGAGGTCTTGGTCTTGACCTTTCCATCCGTGTCCTTGAATATTTCTTGTGAGCAGAGGGTCAATTTATCCTTAACCAGTTCTACATCGGTAAGGGGTAGGCCCAATTGTTCATAGGCAGCAAGCTTCTTGTCAAGGTCACTTTCAACGCAGTCATCACCCGACACGATGAAGGGCATCTTCGGCGCAATCTTGGCAACCAAGCTAGTCAGCACGCACTCTAAGGTGCGCGCGAGGCAGTTACTAAGGTACGTTGTGTAACCGCCACTGGTGTTCAAAGGAAAGGGGAATTTGAGGACCTTACCACAATTTAACATCAACACAGGGTTGTATTGAACAAAAGTAGTGGCCGCAACCAAGTTCTTGATTCGACGTTGGGCGTCAAGATATTGCTTGTGAGGCATGCTTTCCGCGCGACTTGTCTCGAGCTGTTTCAAACACACTTTCTTGTACAGTTTGGACATCATGTTGTCGATGTTCTCATATTGAGAGAAATCAAAAACAGCTCTGTCAGAACCGTAAAGATTGTTTTCTTTGCTCACCGTTTCATAAAGAGGATTTAACCAAGCAGGATTTTGTTGGTCGACTCCAAGCATAATGCGCTGGCCTGCGCTATGACTTGCAATGTCAAAATTCTTTTCTTTGAGAGCTCGGTTTAATGGGCGATAGATCATATTGTTGAGGACAACTACTAGTTTGGGAACATCAAAGATGTTCCTAATGCGCTTAGTTGCAATCTTCTCTGTGGAGTGGGGTTCATTCTTTGAATTCACCTCGCTCGGCTCGAAGAATCCCTTAATTATAAGGTCCAAAACTGAGTCCCGGGTGGGCTCAGTGGTCATTTCACCGATTAACTTTATTCTAGTGGCCAATAGCACAAGGTAACGTTCATCACTTAACATGTCGAAGACCTTGCCATTTCCATTAACGGAACCCACAGGCTTGTTAGCACACAGATCTGTGACAGCTAAGGTAAAGGCCTCTCGCAATTCTGCGGAGACGGACCCGTCGTCATTGAATGGCGCGTACAGCCAGCTGGGAAGGTCGAGATTAAACGCATTGCCCCATGCGGAGAATGTGAAATCAACTGCCTTCTTTTCCAGTTCTTTAATATTGGGTGGTAAGGATTTCTTCGATATTTTCTCTTCGCGGCGTTTGACATTAGCCAGACACGCGTCGAGGGTGGTCTCGAACCCTATGCTAGGAAAATCGTACGAACTCACGCCCATCAACTCGCCAGTGAATTTAAACTTACTCCTCAATTCCGAAAGTGAGGGAGAAATTTTATTCTTATGCGGTGGAAAGGGGCGAAATTCACCAATTTGTACGTTTCCAAGACTCTCATACCCAGCTATGACTCGCGGTGCGTCATAGAAATCCGGGCGAATGATGGGGACCACGTCAAGAGGTT